GTGTAGGCCTCTTTGAGCGTTCCGTCCCAGATACCACTGTATGTCCGCGACACGGGGTCGTAGTTGCTTGGGACCTGCCATTTGCGAGCCTTGCAGCCGACGGTTACCGCCGGAATGCTGCGGAACTGCTCGGCCGAAAATTCAATGTAGAGCAGCGCGGTGTTCGGGTAGCGAATCTTGGCGTCGATCACCTCTGTGAAGCCGGCGATCTGCATCGTGTCGGAGATTTTGTTGTTGTTCTGGTTGATCGTCAGACGGGTGATGCGCATCAGCCAGCCAGTGGTGGCCCTGGGCAAATCGATACGGCGGGTGCGCTCGTAAGTGCTGGTGGTTTTGCCGTCGACAGCCTCACTCAGCACCTGCTGATAAGCACCGCCGTCCGTAGCCAGTTCGACTTTGTACTCAATCCGGTAGCCGTTGATATTGCTGTCGGCATCTACGGACTGGAGCGCCGGCCAGGCAAAACGCACGCGCACAGCCGAAAGCTGGGTGTTACTGATTGCCCGAACCCACGGCGTGCCGCTGCGCAGCTCGGTACTGATGGTGGTTTCGTTCTCGATCGAGGGGATGCCCTGGATATAGGTCTGGTCCACGGCCCCGGTGCGCCACTCCCACTTCACGTTCGGGAAGTTCATGTTGCCCTGGGGGTCTTGCAGCGGGGTGTTGTCGAGGTAAATGTCGCGAGCGGTTGGGGTGCCTTCGAACTCACCCTCCCCGATAGCGATCAGCATCTTCGCGATAGCAACGGAGCGCAGGCTATCCGGGGCTTCCGTTGGCGTTTTTGCTTTCTCTTCGCCGCCCTTGGCGCCGTGGATATCAATCTTGCGTGCTGCGCCCATGCTTTCCTCCAGGCGAAAAAAAGCCCGCTCGATGGCGGGCTGGCTTAGCTAATTCAAATCACGTTTTCTGAGGCTGAAGATCCAGCATTAGCGTGTCGTTTTTCTTGGGAAAAGCAGTGTTTAGCATCAACATGAACTGATCCCATGACGTTGACGCTCGCATCAACGCAATTAGCGCGTGAACATGCTGTGCCAGCGCGGGATGTCCAACATCTTCAGTCAGCAGTTGATGATGTTTGCCTTTACGATTGCCCTTGGCATCCTTCGGGTTTCTTGCCTCAAGCTCCTGCACAATGCCTGGGGCAAGACGCTCATAAACAATATCATTCGTGTACATCCCAGCAGCACCGGGCCTGCGAGAAGGCGAGCTAAGGTCTTTTCGCTGCCACCCCTTCAGGCGAAACATTTGATTGTAGAATTCGTCAGGGAATCGCTTAGCCCATGCAGCAAGTTCTTTCCTCAAAAACTGGTCGAGAATCGCTTGAAGTGCCTGTTTGTCCCTAACCTCCTGATAGCCTGTAGCCTCGTCCACCAGCGCGGTGATACCAATATGCGCAAGGCCGCGCATGATGATCTCAGCTTTTGCCGCCACAGGGAGCTGGGCTTTAGATAGCCCCCCGGAATCCCTTGCTTTTAACCAAACCTCACAAATTTGTGGCAACGCTGCCGCCGCAATTCCGTGAGCAGTTCCGCCACCTTGGCCGTGGCGATATTCAATAGGAGAAACGGCCAGCGCCATTAACTCACTGGAAATAAAGGGAAAAAGTGCCTTCGCATTCATAAAAAATGGCAGTTTCCCACCGGCGTCTTCATCATCTCTGCGCCAGTCTTTACCCCCATACCCCCTTCCAAGAGCACGCCCGACACCACGTTGCGACAAAACCCGAGTCCCGTCAGGGAGAACAGCACAATCAATAGTCAATTCGCCTATTGAAAGCTGTCCGACATAAAGTGCTTTGGGAGCACCCCATCTGGCATCGGCTGCTTTTTTGGCTATTTCTGAACGCGCTTCAGCTGAAAGCGACTTCGCTCTTGCCGCACCGCCCTTAGCTTTTCCAGTTGGCTCAGTCATGCTTGCATTCCTTCTTTAACAATGCATGCATTCAATCACCAATATGCAAGCATATCAACTATTAAATGCAAGCATACTCACGCTTTGTCTTCGGCATAGATGGCGGCGCTGATAATTGCGCCACCCCACCGGCGCTCGCCTATACAAAGCGGTACCGGGTTGCCGGACGCAGTGGTGTTCTTGGCGCTGCCGAAGGCATAGCCGGGGGTGTTCTCTGGCGCGGCGCTGGTCTTGAGGCCGCCGGCCTGGGGACTGAGCATTTGGATCACGCCGCCCAGCACCATCGAGCCGCCCATCATGATCAGCGCGGAACCGAATGGTGCCCCTGCGCCGAATGTGCCGCCGGTGATGACGAGGCCGACAACGATCAGCACTGCGCCGACAATGGTTTGCAGTGCGCCGCCGCGCTTACTGCCGGTTATCACCGGAGCAATGCGAATATCACCCTCGCCCGTGAATCCAAGCTCCTTCTCCGCCAGGTTTGTCTTGCCGCGAAATACGGCGAACTCAACCCCACGGGACTTGGCGTTGGACAAGAAGCGCTCGAACCCTGGAATTTGCACGCACAGAGCCTTAACAGCTTCTGCCGGCGTCCTTACGGCCATCCGAAAGGACCTCCCAAACTGACGAAGCTGTCCGTAGAGCAGGATCGTGGTCATGGGCTGATAATTGATGGCAAGTGCCGCCATGTGCTTTTCTCCAGGCAATAAAAAGGCCCGCAGAAGCGAGCCTTGAACAATTTGATGTGCCGCTACAGGCAGCCTTGCAGCGCGATCAGCCGTTTATTGGCGATCCAGTTACCCACCACCACGTAATACTTCGCCTCTGAGCCCGCGCCCTTGGGCTGGATGTCAACGAAGTACTGGGAGCCCTCAGTGAATACCGTATATCCGGTGTCGCGCCCCGGCTGAAGCGTTGCCCCAGGCGTGCCGCCGAAGATCGGCTGGTTCTGCCATTCGTACTGGACGCATTTAGCCAGCGTGGCGTCGGTTTTCTTCGAGGTCAGCACCTTATACGGCCCCGCCTGGCGCGCCTCATTCATCGTCGGCGTCATGCACCCCGCCAGCATCGCCACCGCTACCGCCGCTATCAAAATCCGCATGTCGTTCCCTCGTTGGTTTGGCGGGACTGTAGCACTGGAGAGTGAAGACACGAAAAAGCTTGTTATGCCTCCCCCAGCATGAAACTCTATTTCCACATCAACCAATCACGCGCCCATAGATCAGCAAGCATGTCAAACCGAACTTCATGGCCTCGTGATGAGATCCCATTTGATCTGTATCTCTTGCTCACATCATATGCGCACGCTGACCTTGAAAAATTGCGAATTCAAAGCCTATGACACTAATCGTAACCATCTCATCCCCTCTTTTCGTTCTTCAGGTTGGTGATCGTCTCTTAACTACCTCCGAAAGAGGAAAGACACAAGAATTTGACGCCAAGTCGAATAAAAACGTTGTTTTTGAAGCTTCAAATGGATTGGCAACAATCAGCTATGCGGGCGCGGCCTTCATCCAAGGCAAACCAACAGACGAATGGATAGCGATGCAGCTTCACCCTTGGGTAAAGGAAATGCTCGCGGACGGAGCTGACCCATGGTCAGTTCAGCTTGGCGCTTCAGAATCTGCAGGTAGGCTCTCGATAGATGGGGTCATCAAACGGCTTCGGGAGAGGCTTTCAGATCTGCCTGATTCTGAAACTAGAACCTCAGGATTGACGGTTGTTATTTCCGGATGGAGGTCAAAGCGATCAGAGATAAAGTCGTTTTTAGTTGAATTTACAAAGAGCAGCAACCCAGCGAACAAAGCAATTCGGGCTATCGGATTTCGACGAAAAGCTGGGGTTAGAGCAAGCTTCGGGGTGGACATGGTTGGTTCAGGCGATCGCGCTGAGACAAGAGCATACTTTGACCATTCATGGAGCGAACTTCACTCTCAAGTCACACACCCACAATCGTTCGAAGAGTACGAGCTTTACGTCAAAAGCATCCTTGATTTAACTGTTGCGACAGTTAAATTCGCCTCATCTATTGAACCTACAGTCGGCTCCAATGTACATGCTGTTCTATTATGGAAACCGGAGCAGCCGCACCATTTTATTGCCGAGACACATTTCTACAGCGATTCCCCGCATCCAGTCACCATAACAAACCCTATACGCACAATTGATGTTCAGGATGCAGCCGTTACTGGGTGGGTTCTTTTCAATGGCGCAGTTCATGCCCCTTCCTATTTAGTTGGGAGTCAGACGATATATGGAGAGGCAACCACACTCCAAATGATGGGCGCAAATAAACAAGGTGGTGTGAGCCATCTTTACACGCCCATCGTCCGACGTAGGTCATGAAGTCTAGAATTGGACAGTACACTATTAGGCAAAAATGGAACGCTATAAGTGCCAGCAACTCTCTCTGCAAATTAGGCTGTTTATTTCGCGTTTTTATGCCTGAGAACCAGATATGTCCGGTCATGCCAGGGGCCGCCGAAAACTATGATCTCGGACGACCTGCCGTATAGGTGGTGCAGCAGGAACGGGCCAGGGCCGAAGGTGCCCGACTCTTCGCCTGGTAGCGCCGGATCAGTGCCCAAATAGATCCCCGCATGATTCGGGTGAACCGTTCGCCCGACCTGCATAACGATCAGATCCCCTCGCCGTGGCCGGTCGACGCGCACAAAGCCAGCGGCCTCGTAGTTCGCCTCGTACAGGCTGGCGTTCTCCGCACTCTCCCACCAGCCGTCGGTGCGCTGGAAGGCTTCGAACTCCAACCCCCATTGCCGCCGATACCAATCGGCGCAGACCTGCCAGCAGTCCCAGGCACCGTGCACGAACGGGCGCTTGAGCAGCGGCGTGCTGCCCGTGGGAGTGATCGACCTGAGGTCGCCCTCGGGCCAACTCAGGATGTGCCAGGGCAAGGCCGTGGCCTCGCACATGGCCAAGTCGTGCGGTGACGGCCTGCTAGTGGCGTCCGGGTGTGAATGAACAATGCCAATCACCTGCCCCATGTCCTCCGCCGCGGCGTAATCCTCGGGATCAAGCCGAAACTCTTCGTTCGGCTCCGTGGCGATGTTCCGGCATGGGAAGTACTTCTGTGCCCGGCCTATAGCCAACAACAGCCCACAGCACTCGCGGGGATACTCCGCTGCCGCGTGCGCCTGAATCGCCGCAATGATGTGTTTGCGCATGGTCAGCTCCTGGCTATCAGGGAAACGGCGGGGAAGCCACCGAAGGACAGCTCGTTGTTCTCCCCAAAGCGCAACTTGCAGGACGACAGGCAGCCTTTGCACTGATCCTTGGCTGGGTCATCCGTGGGGTTGTCCTCGGCATCGAACATGGCCGCGCCGGTGTAGCCGCAGTCAGGCCCGCGGTATCCATTGGTCATGGCCCAGTGGCAGAACGTGGTCATCTGCCTGCCGGGTAACCCATGGTTGTCGATCTCGCCCGGGGAAGATAGCTCCCAGACCACGGCCTCGCCGTCCTCGCTGGTTTTCTGGTCGATATACCAAATCTCCAGCGCTTCCTGGGTCGGGTCTGCAGTCGGGTTGCCGTCGGGGAAGTTGGCCGCGTCCAGGTACTGAGCCAGGGTCTCTCGAACTGTCAGCTTGAACTTGAGCATGTCCTCGAAGGCCAAGCACAGTGCCGTGACGCGGCCGTTGACGTTGCCGGCGGCGAATGTCGGCCGTGAGGCTGTGCCGTCGCTACTCGAGGAAATCCCCTCAATCTGCACCGGCCAGGCCGCGTACTCCTCTCCCTGCCACCAGATCGACTTCGCCGGCAAATCCTCTTCCAAATGCTCGTAGGCCAGCAGCTCTTCAGGTGTGTGCGGAATGGCGTGCCCGTGGAAGCGCAGGTAATCCGCGCCGTACTCAGTCCCGTCAATTTCAAACAGGCGAATCTCGCCGCCGGGCTCCAGTTTCTGGATGTCCGTGATCAGTGCCATGGATGGGCCTCAGGGATGAAAGGTTTGCTTGAAGGTGGCGGTGATGGCGTAGACCTGACCGCCGCGGTGAACCGGTTTGTAGCCGTTGCACTTGTAGAGGCCAAGCTGGCCCAGCGGGGGTTCCCACAGGAAGCCCTTGGCGCCCTTGTGCCGATCGAGGAACGTCTTGATTTCCAGAACGCGAGCCTTGGCGCCGGTGAACGTGAGCGGCCAGGATTGGGACTGGTTGTTGAGACCATCCTCGACCGACTGCTCGTACCCATCGCCGAACTGCTTGGTCCGGACGCGCTGGGTCACATCACCCTCCGCGCCCTTTTCCGTTGCCCAGGTGAATCGTTCGATTGCCATCAGCGCCCCTTGATTGCTTTGTTGATGACGCCGCCCTGGCCCATGTCCTTGTTGCGCATCTGCTGGTACTTCTGCTCAACAAACGCCGCCAACTCCTTGCCAAACAGGTCGTAGCCAGGCGCGTCGGCGGAGGACGATGCGTTGCCGTCTCCGTCGATATGCACCTCGACATTGATCTGTGTTGCGCCGGCCCCGCCACCGCCCATGGCCATAACGCCGAGCTTGCCGCTGGACGTTCGGGTCAGCGGCATGATCGCCTCCGGACCGGCCTCACCAGCGATACCCATGTTGCCGTTCGCCATGCCAAACGAGGTTGGCTTGCTGACGATGGAGTTGGTGAACGCGCCGCCGTCGGCGAACATCTGCACCCCGCCCGACCAAGCGCCGCCCATGGCTTGCGGGAAGTAGCTACCGGAGTAGCCCCCCGCTGAAGCGCCAAGGTTGGAAGATGCAGCGCCAGCAGATCCGGCGGCGAGCCCGTTGCCGCCGGCGGCACTGCCGCCGAAGTAACTCGCCGCAGCCCCCACCAGGCTGCCCAGCAAAGCGGAACTGGCCTGACGTGTCGCAATACGCGCCATGTCCGCCAAAATCGACTTGGTGAAGTCCGCGAACGACGCTTTGCCTGTAACGGCGAAGTTGACCAGCGAATCCTCCATGGAGCTAAAGGCGTTGCCGAACAGGCTTTTCGTCTGGCCGGCGATGTTTCGCGCCGAGTCCAGGTAATTGTCCCAAGCTGCCGTCGCGCCCTTCGTCCAATCGCCCTGGGCGGCTTCCACATCCGCGTAGTTCTGCCGGATCTGGTCAGTCGCCGCCTTGTTCGCATCGGCGAGCGCCTGAGATTTACGCTTGAACTCTTCCTCCGACATGTTCCGCGACGGGTCGGACTTCTGGTTGGCCAACTCCAGGGACTGCTGAGCAAACCGGTCTTGCTGGCTGTTCAGCTCGCCGCTGAGTGCATTTTGGCGATCACCCTGGCCCACGCCGAGGACTGCGCGCTGGCCAGCCAATTCAAGTGCCCGCTGCTGCTGCCCCAGCGCCTGGATGTAGGTGCTGATCGCACGCTCCTGCTTGGCAAGGCGCCCGGCCTCATTGGTGGCCAACACTTCAAGCTGGCTGTCGGCATCCTTCTGTGCCTTGACCATCCCTGCGCGTGCGTCAGCGATCTTCTGGTCAAGCTGGATGCTTTGCGCGGCCGACGTAGTCTTCTTGCCCTTGGCGGCTTCCAGAGCGGTGATTTCCGCCTCGTAGGCTGCCGTCACCTGATCGCGCTCGTTGCCGATCAGGGCCTGGCGACGCAGCAGGTAGTCAGCCTCGGATACCAGTCCGGCCTTCTGCGCCGCGTCCAGTTCCTTCTGGTAGTTTTTGTAGTCCGCGGCGATGGCCGCCAGGTTGTTCTTGGCGTCGTTGAAGCCGGTCAGGTCGACCTGGGTACCGACAGTCTTAGGGTCTTTGAACTTGTCGTTGATGTTGGAGATGTTTTTGTCGACCGTTGCCTGATCAAGGCGAGAGTCTTTCGGGTCGACCTTGCGGATGTCTTCGAGCTGCTGCTTGTACTCCTTGATTGCCTCGGTGCGCTTCTGCTCATTCGTCCACGACGATTTGGTCAGGATGTCGATTTTGGCCATGGACGACACTGCGTCGCCCTGCGCCTTCGCCTGCTCGCCTTCCCACTTGGCGATATCCGCCTGAGCGGCTTTCTCATCCTCCAGCATGTTCAGGCGGTTTTGCCGGAACTCTATCAAAGCATCCTTGGACTTTTGGTTCTGAAATAACCCGTCCATGTTCTGGGCTTCGAGAAGCCCGGCTTTCGCGGTCTCGATATCCGAGTTGATGTCGCGGCGCCCGGCGTTCTTCAGTCCATCCGCCGCCTTGGCAACAGCGTTATACGCCCGCTCCCAAAAGCTCAGGTTTTCCAGAATCTTCGGGGTGCGCTCGTTGATCGCGTCAGCGTAAGACTCGGTCGCCAGTTTCACGGCGCCGGCGTGGTCGCCCTGCTCTTCCAGTGCAGCAATCTGCGAGTAAACCGAGGCAGTCAGATAGTGGTACTGGTCGTTCAGCGCGGCGGACGCCTTGACCGGGTCGTCGGCCAGCTTCGCGAACTCGGCGACCGTCTCGCTCACCGCCTTGCCCGTGGCTTCCTGCATCGACACAGCGGCCTGGGTGATGCCAGTGAAGCTCTCGCCAGCGATCTTGCCGTTGTCGGCCAGCAGCGCGAGAACCGCAGCAGCCTGGCCGGTGGTGCCCACGGTTGCGCTGACCTGCCGCGCCATGTCGCCCAACTGCTCTGCGCTAACTCCAGCATAGTTGCCGGTGAGGATCAGTGATTTGTTGTACTTGTCCTGCTCTTCGCTGCCTTTGTAGTAGGCGACCCCAAGAGCGGCGACAGCGCCTGTCGCAAGGGCAATAGGCGCCAGCATGGCCAATAGGCCGGCGGCCGATGCGCCAGCACCTGCGCCAAGCTGAAGAACAGCACGAACACCGCTCCCCCAGTCACCAGAAGACAGCGCGTTGCCAAGCTGCGTAACGTTTTCCTGCGCCTGGCGGGTGCCGAGGCGCAGCTTGTCGAAACCGGTGGCGGTTTTTTCGAGCTTGGCATAGTCCTTGTCGATATTGCCCAGGGCTTTGTTGTAGTCGTCCTGACTCAGGCGCCCCTCGTCCAGGTGCTTGCCCAGTTGCTCAACTTGAGTGTCGAGTTTCGCCAGCGCCGCGCGGGCCGGGTCAATTGCCCCCAGCAAGCTGTTGAGAGCTTTTTGCTCATCCAGAGCGGACTTGGCCAGGGCCACCTGCTGCTTGTCGAGCTGCGCGGAGATCTTCGCCGCTTCTGCCTCGCCATAGGCGCCGGTTTTGGTCAGCTTGGCGAGAGCATCACGCAGCTTTGCCAGGTCCTGGGTAGTTTTGGCACTGGTGGACAGCGACTTTTCCAGCGCCTCCATTTCGTTCATCAGCGAGACGGCGGACTGCTCGGCCCGGCCGCCAGCCTTCGCCATCTCATCCAGGCTTGTTTTGGCCTGGATCGCATCGGCCGAGTCGATCTTGACGCCGA